CAGCGGCGCCAGGCAGTCAATGGTCACAGTGACCTCGCGATACAGCCCGGCGCTGTAACGGTCGTAAGTTGGCCGGTAGAGTTCTCCCGTCTCGAAATAGCACAAGGTGTTACCATCGTCCCACAGCAGAAACGACAGCGTGACCGACGGCGCGCCCGCCAGCCAGTCTGCCAGCCAGTCCCATTCGGTTTGCGTCATGTACGGAAAAGCCCAGGTCACAGACTGGTTGCCGGAAGCAAAGCCCACGCCGGAACCGGCCCGTCGCACCTTCTGCCGATTAAAAGTGTATTTGCCCCGGTTAGCCAGGGACGCCAGCATATCTACGCCGTTGAACTGCGGTACACCAGTGGTCATTTGGCTGCCTCAAACTGTGCTACGACGTTGGCCGTGATCTGCGCTACCATTTTGGCCGCCCAGGGTGTGACTCCAATCTCTGTTTCCCACCCGGCAGCGATGCCCTGGGCCAGCACCTTGCCGACGTTTTGGCTGCCGTCTATCAGGGTTTGATCTTTGGCCAGGTCGGCCATCTGCTGCTTGAGCGCCGGCCCCAGATCGCCGCCCACTTCCCCGGTCGCTCCCGCTTCTGTAGCGCCGCCCGAAGCGCCGGACAGCGCGCCACTGGCGGGCGCGCCGCCTTTGCCAAACAGCTTGAGTAGGTTCTGCTGCCCGGCCTTCGACGCTTCTTGTTCGGCCAGCCCCCGGCGCACTGCGTCCTGGTTGATAAGGCCCAGGTTTTCCGAATTGGCAAAGAGCGACTGGTTTTCCCACTTTGCCTTGAACTGCGCCAGGATCACTTCCGGCGGTAGGGAGCCTGAGATACCCGCCCGGCGGGCAGCGTCTTGTATGTCCACGTCCGGGTATAGGTCTTTCTTCTGCTGCACCTCGTCAGCCAACCGGCGCACGTACTCATCCGCTTTTGGCTGGTAGGCCCCGGCTTTGGCCGCCGCCATATCCTCTTCGGTCACCTGCGTCGTGCCGAACAAACCGGGCACAGCGCGCAGCGAACTCTCGAAATCCTTTGCCATTTGCTCAGTGGCGCGCTTCCAGTCGGTTTGTGCTCCCGTGGCAAAGCGTTTACTGGCAGCGGCTGACTCTTTGGCGGCTTCAGAGGCTGCCTTGCGTTTGTCGGCGGCCACCTCATCGTCTACCGCCTTGCGCTGTATAAACGGATCTTGGTAGTTGGAAGCGGGGATAGCGCCGCCCTTTTTCGTCCACTCGTACCAGAAGTTTCCGCTTTCGGCCTGGCCGGGTAGCCGGATACCGGCCATAACGTCCCCGGCATACACTCCCGCGGCGGCGATGTTGTAGAGGCTTTGTTCGATTTGCGCCAGGCGTGAAAACATCTCCGGCGATACAACACCCTGCGCCGCCTTCGCTCCAATGGCCCGCAGTTCGTCGCCCAGCGCCGCCGCTCCTGGCTGGCCATCGGCTGTCAACTGATTGACTTGCTCCATCAGCGGTATTATCTGGCCGATAGCCTCTACCGCTTGCGCGCCGTTCTGGTTCATGCTGATGGCCGTGATGTTGCTCATGTCGCCCATCGCATCGCGCATCTGCTGTAGGTATTTGACTTGGTCTTCAAACGTTCCGCCGCCCATCTGTAGAGCGGCGCGGTTAAAGATCGGATCAAGTGCCAGGGTTATCTTTTTGGCCGCCTCATCCCGCAAGTCTCCGATGCGAGCTTTGAGCTTTTCTATGCCGCTGGCGGCGGTGACGGCAGAATTGTTCATGCCGCCAAACGTCTCTTCTCCCACCCGCAGCATGGCCTCCAGGAAAGCCTCGGATTCGCTCATGCTGCCTTTTAGCTCGTTGAAAATCTTGCGGGTTTTCTCAGCCGACACGCCCATCTGGTCCAGCCGGCGAAACGACAGGTTGCTGGCGGCCATTGCGACGTTGTCCAGCGTTTCGCCTGTCTCCATGCCCATGATGCGACCGGCCACCGTGGCGAATTTCGTCACCCGGCTGAGTTGTTCGGCGGTGTTTGCCAGGCCCAGGGCCGCCGCCTTGTTGGCGATCTGCATGGCCTGCATGTTGCCAATTGCCCCGCCCGAAGCCGCCTTGACCGCTGCCAGTTTGTCGGATGCGTTTTGCGCAGACCCCGACAAAATAGTAAATGCTTCCGATGTGCGCGTGACTTGTGTACCCAGCGTCACGGTAGAGAGCGTTTGCTGTATCAGCTCGCGCGCTCCCAGGCCGATGCCCAGCGCGCCCAGTCCCCCGGCGATGCCGCCGGCCATGCCCCCCGCTCCGGTCAGCAGCTTGCCGATTAGCCCGCCCGGCCCAGCCCGCCCGGCAGCTTTGGCGACTTCGCTCTCTGCCGCCCCGATGGCATTTTGCACCTGACGCATTGTGTCCCGGCTGTCAACCAGCCGCCACCCGCCCGGCTGGTTTCCGGTTTTGATTTGTGCCAGCTCGCGCTCGAACACGGCGCGCACTTCTGCCGCGGAGCGTTTGGCTTGCCCGGCGTCAACGTCTATCCCGTACGAAAAACGTTTGTCTACCATCAGGCTTTCGGCTCCTGCCGCCGGTAGTAGCCTTCGATCTGCGCCTGCAAATAGCGCAGGGCGTTAATGCCCAACCGGCTCACCCGGCGCGCCGGCATGTGCGATGTTCCTAGCTCCATCCACGGCACACGCCGGTCGGTTGAGCCAATGACCACGTTCCAGCCCGCTCCCGATTGCCACCACTCTTCTACGTTCTTGCCACCCGGCAACGTCCAGGAGCGCATGTAGTCGCCGGTGCGTATCAACTTCGGGCGCTGGCCGCCGTAGCCGTGGCGCTGGCGGTCGCGCACGGTAGCGGGAGCCAAAGGCGCCCACGGCGCGCCGCCGGCCGACTGCTGTTCGAAGTTCAGCCAAAAGCCGTGCCGCACGCCGTCAGCCAGCCGCTTGCGCTCAGCCGCCGGCGGCATGTCTCCGATGTGTTCCAGGAAGAGCGCCAACTTTTGCAGGGTTGATTTGCCGTGATCGGTTAGCTTGAACTCAAACACTGCCCGCTCCCTTCTGGAAGAACTTTTGCCGCTGGCGCAGGCGACCTACCCGCCCGGTCAGGTAGGTAAAGTCCTTCACCAGCGCGGCAGAACCCGGCCGGGCTGCCAGGTCTGCAATTTCCAGGATGCTGGCGCCCCGCTCCAAACCGCCCCAGGCGTACCACAGCACGAACAGATCAAGATGCGCCTCATTACACAAGCCAGTTTTGTCAGCCGCTGCCAGCGTTTCGGGCGTGATGATTTCCGCTTCGTCTTCCGGCTCAATCAGCCCTTCCAGCGTATCGTCGATGTGCTCCCGCTGGCAGCGGCGAGCTATTTTCCCGATTCGCTCGTATCAGCCCAGAACAGGCCTGGATTGCATTCCCTGGCCGCCGACAGCCAGGCGTTGAAAAGGGCCGCCGGCACGTTCTGCGCCATGCCCTCCACGCTGCGCCAGTCTTCCGGCAGAGGAATCTCTTCCCAGGCGTTATCCCCCGCGTACGGGCCGCGCAGCACCTCGTACTTGCGCAGCACTGCCAACATGTAAGCTCGGTGAATGGCGATGTCCATGACCAGCCACACGTCATCTGGCACAGACTCATCATCAGCCACATCCGGCGTGACGCCGGTCTGCGCCTTGAACCAGTCCGCTGCCTCTCGCCTCATGCGGTTGTAGCGGGCATATTCTATGGCGCTGGCGCTGCCTACCGTGATGCGGATGCGCTCGACCTCGGGCATGGCGTCCAACAGCGCCCGGCGGGCCTCTTCCATCCCCTCGATGCCTTCCAGCCGGGCTAGCTCACGCTCTGCCTCAACCGCTTCTGCCGGCAGTGGGTAGCTGTAGACTACTGACTTCTCCATGTGGCTAGCTCCCGGCGTAGGAGGCGTATTTGTTGCGCAGCGTGATCGTAAGCGGCGCGGCGGATACCCGATCTTGCATCTCGTAGGTGGCATCAAAGCGCACCAGGTTATTCCCGCTGGCCTCGAAGTTCCCCATCTGCACAGTGGCCGTCGTGATCTGGGTGCGAAGCTGGTAGGGCAAAGAACAATCCGCCATGTTGCCGGGCGATAGGTACTGCCAGTCCAGCGCCGCCTCGGGCACAATCAGACTAGGCCCTGTGCCGGTCGCGCTGCCCCACAACATGCGGCGGTAGGTGGTATAGTCCAGGTCCATGCCGCGCAGCACGCCGGTAACGTCAATCCCGGTGACGGGCAGGTCGGCGCGCGTCGTCGTGTGCAGGGTCGGATCGTCTTCTGACAAGTCCTGTTTGACGGTGAAGTCGTGGCCGCGCGGGGTGCTGCCCAGGATGGCAACCGCATCCGCTAGCAGCGAGAAGGAGCCGGCTGCCATGCTGATGAGGGCGTTGGTCTCCGCTACAATCACCTCGGTGCCAGCCGACTGCGCTTCGGTCAGGCCCAGGCCCTTGCCTTCCCAGGTGATGTTTTGGCGCGATGCCTTGACGTCAAGTTGGCTCCAGCGACAGTCAGTCACCTTGCGCTCGAAGCGGGCAGAGCCTTCGCCCAGGGCGTGCAGCATAGACGCCCAGCCGGCTTCATCCCGGTCGGCCAGGGTAAAGGTGTGAGTGTAATAGGTTGCCGATCCGGCCTGTACAGTGGCAACAGTCACAGCCGGGTTTGTGCCGCCGGTTAGACCGGTGGCTGAGGCGGTCATCTGCGCCACGTTCTTGTTCGCCAGAGAGCCGGCGAACGTCACCGTCCACGGCCCGCCGGCGCTGCCTGCTACCGTACAGCCGGTCGCGCCGATGCCGGTGAGCGCCCGCAGCGCCGTCTGTACGTCAGTGTTGACAGCGTTGTAAGCAATGGTGCCGGTCGTCTCCGTGCCGAATGTCAGGGTGAACGTGCCACCGGCGGGCGATCCGGAGATGGTCACGCTCTGCTGTTCCGACACGGCGGCGGTCGGTGTGGTCGTGCACTTGAAGCCGGCCATGAGCAGCGCATAGCCGACGGTATCCGGGTACATGCCGCACCTTGCAGCGATGTCAATCAGCACGCCGGTGCGGATGGGAATGGACTGCCGGCGGGTCGGGCGCTCATGCACGCCGGTATGCTCATCCATACTCTCTACCAGGTCGAAGCGCGGCATGGCAGACGACATGCCGGCCCGGCCACGGATAAAGTTGGTTGTCGCCGCCGTGCCTTTTAGCGATTGCGCCGCAAACGCTACGCCGGCGGTCAAACTCAGTGGTGTAGTCATGGTCTCACTTCCTTTCCCGCCGGGGCGGGCTTACGTTGTGGCAAATATATCCACATCTACGGTGGCGACGCCCCACCAGGCATCACCCCGGCCGCGCACCGGGTACACGTACACGTTGGCGGCCTTGACTTCGCTGCGCTGCACGGTTTCCCCGTCGGTCGCAGCCAGCCCGCCCAGCGCGTAGCGGCTGGTCACAATCGCCACCAGCCGGCGGCGTAACTCGTTGGCGTCCTGTTTCACGACGGCATAGTCCGTGCCGTGTGTAATGGCGGCCAGTACATACGGGTAGGTAGTTTCCAGATGCACCAGCCCGTCGCCGTGCGGGCCGCTCTCGGATTCGGAGCTGATGCCGTTGATGATGACGGCCGGAAATTCCCAACTCTCGCTGGGTTCCGGGTTCAGGTAGCCCACCTCGATGTGCTGTACCAGCAGGTCGGTGTAGTTGCCGGCGGCGCCCATATCCGCCAGCGCCGCCGCTGCCAGATAGTCGTCAATGTCGTTGTGTAAGCAGGCGCTCACCAGGTAAACCCTTCGCTGCTGCCCAGACCCCAGGCATCTGGTTTGGCGGTTGTCGTCGTGGGCGCCAGTTCGTCCTCAGCACGGGCGCGCAACTCTTTAGCGCGCTTGCTCCAGTCGACGGCGGGCCGGTCGTAGCGATAACCACCGCCGGGCAGCGTTTCGCTGGTAGTCTGCGCGACCATGCCACCCGCCAGGAACGAGGCGCACAGCAACATGCAGGCATTACGGTAGCGCGCCAGGCTAACCCCCGTGGCCGACGCCGACGCCGGGTAACGGCGCAGCACTTCCGCCTCTGCCGCACCCAGGTAGACCGGCAGCTCTATCACTGCGTCCGGTAGGCTCTTATCGCCCAGGCTCACGTCCAGGGTAGCCCGAATAGCCGGGTAGTCGCTCAAGTACAACAGCGTCATGACTTCCTCTTCTTCGGCTTTTCCATCCCCCGCCGCCAGGCTACCAGCGCACAGGCCAGGTGGTGCGTGTAACTCTCAATCCGCTGGCGGTAACATTCGTCTGCCAGGTCTTGCGCTGCTGCCGGCACCTCCGGCAGAATTGCGCAGTTGACTGCTTGATCTATGCGAGCGTGGGCCACGTGCAGCAGTTCGTGCAGGATCACCTGCTCACCGTATTCGTTATCTTCCAACCCGGCATGTAATGTTATGTCCGCCCGGTTGATGTTGGGCTGTTGATGCGTCACGCCGTCACAGCCTGGTGTATCACCGGGGCAGTAGCTCGCAAATAGGTGGATGTTCCACTCCTGCAGATTTAGCACGCCGGCCCAGAACTGCGTGCGTTCTACTGCCCACTGCGGCGCTTCCGGCTCAATCACTCATTGCCCCCTTCGATGCGTAGGCCAGCGATGAAATCCTCCCAGGCCGTGCCGTGTAAGTCCGGGCCTGGGTCTAACCACGAAAGCAGGTGGGCCAGTTGGCTCTTGAGCGTTGCCAGTAGCGCCAGCCGTTCAGGCTCCGGCAGCGGCTCTTCGCCCGGTCGCAGGTGGACATGCTGGTTTGCCAGCAGGGTGATGAGTTCCTGCAAGCGCCGCACTTCCTCGTACTGTGGATCGGACGGCAGCAGGTGGCACATCTCACGCCCCTGCCCGCTTGTAGCGCCGGTTGCGCCGGAAGCCGTCCGGTGGCCGGGCGATGATGACTTGCCACTGGCTGGCGCAGACACCCCGGTAACGACGGCGACCCTCTGCCACCTTCTGGTATCCGCCATCCGGGCAGCGCTCGTACTGCGCCCGCACCAGCAAGTGCAGCTCTTCCGGCGTGATCTCCCCGATGGACAGAGCCAGGGCAACCATGTGCGTGGCGCCGGTTACGCCAAATTTCACGTACATGGTATTCAGCGTGTTTTTGACCGTGTGGCGGCTGCGCCCAATCAGGTGCGCAATCTCTACCCCCGACAGCCCGGACGCCAACAGGCGCACCAGCTCGGCCTCTTTCGGCGTGAAGTAGGTCTCTTCGCCCGCTATCTGCTGCGGCTCCGGCACATCGTAGCGCTCGATGCGCTCATCCGTGCTGTAGCGGGCGTTGGCCTGCTTCACCGCTGCCTTACTTTGATCGTGAGCGTGCGCTCGTCAGTGCGCCCGCCCGCTGTCACGATCTTGTTAGCCACCTGGTAGTCACTGCCGTCGGTGCCACCTGACAGCCAGACCGTCGCCAGGGTTGCCGTTTTTGTGTCCGTCGTTTTGGTTAGCCCGGTCGGCACCGTCCACGTGCTGGTGGCGATAGTGTCAGTGCCCAGCCAGGCCGCCCAGTCCACGGCATAGTCCAGCACGGCGTCAGGGTCTTTGACGAACGAGGTGGCCATCTCAGGCCGCCGCCGCCGTCAGGGTTACGGTCACAGTCAGCGTGTCGCCGTCCGACAGCGTCTTGTTGCCGCCGGTAAACGCCCCACCGCCGTACAAGGTGCCGGTGTTGTCAGACTTCGTGCTCACCGATGCCACGAACGCGCCGCCCACAGCCGTGCCGTTGGTCGAAATGGTGAATACCGCCTTGCTGGCGGTGTTGTCCACCGAGCCGGCTGCCACAGAGCCGAGCGTCAGCGTCTGCCGCACCGCCTCATCGTAGGCAGCCACTTCCGTCCATCCGGCATGTGATGCCATCGTATCGCCGGCCGCCACGGTAGGCGTGGCAGAGGTCAAGCCAACATACCAGGCCGCGGTGTAGTTGCTGCCCTTCAAGTGCTTGTCAAGCGAGTCGTTCAGCCCAGCCGTAGTGACCAGGTTGTCGAACTCTTCCACCCACTTGAGCAAGCCGTCTTTGTCGTGGCACTCAACGTGCCAGCGGTTTTCAAGTTGTTTGGCCGCCCTCACGCCTGCCCCGGCGGCTGCCCCTGCGCTCATGTCCATTCCGGTTGTCATCTCAATGTCCATCTCTGCCCCCTACGTGGTCAGCGTGCGGCTGTCCGCCGCTACGTCGTGTGTCCGATCTTCTGCCCCTACCCTGTTTGCCCGGCTCTCTGCCGCCACCAACAGCCGCCGGTCTGCCGGAACCACCAACGTCAGGCTGAATGACGTGGCTGTAGCGGCGACTGCCAGAATGTGCCCTGCCGTCAGCCCGGCTGCTGTGATGGCTCCGGCCAGGGCGCCTATCGCCTGCTGCTGCCACAGTGCCAGTGTTGCAGTCCCGGCCGCTGCTGCTGCCCCGCTTTCGGCCAGCAACCGGGCAAGCGTCAGAGCAACGTCTATTTGCAGCGAGGCGGTTGCCGTCGCCCCGGCCGTCATGCCCAGGGCCAGGGCGTCAGTCGCCGCGGCTGCCCCGCCTTGCGCAGCAGAGCGGTTGACCGTCAGCGTCAGCAGCCCGCCGGCGGCCACCTGTCCGTCTGTTGTTAAGCCCGCCAGCCGGGCTAGCCTTACTCTGCCCTCCAGCGATGGGCCGTCGGTGTCATAACCCACCACGCTGCCCAACGCCAGCGTCCCGGCTGTTGCGGCCCCAGCGCTGTCAGTTGCTGCGAGGGATTTGGCCAGGGCCACAAACGCCGCCCCCGCTCCCGCCGCATTCGCACCCGCTGCCAGTCGGCTGTCCAGTGTCAGAGCCGCCAGCAGACTTAGCCCCGCACCACTGGTTAGACCGGCTATCAGGCCCGCCGTTACCGCTGCGGCAGTTGCGGCCACTCCCGCCGCTGCCATGCCCAGGGTCTCAGCCAGGGGCAGGGCCGCCAGTGCTGCGCTTGAGCCGGCTTCTGCGATGGCGGCCGTGCGAGCCAGGGCCGCAGCCCCCGCTCCGCTTGCGCCCCCGGTCGCTGCTTCGCCGCTTGTGCGAGCCGCCGTTATGGCCCCGACACCGGCGGCCGTGGCAGCCGGAGTACCCGTCGCCGTGCGGGAAGTTGTCAACGCCGCCAGCGCTGCACCGGCGCCCACCTCTGCCACAGCGGCAGTGCGAGCCAGCGCCAGGTCGGCTGTCTCTGCCAGAGTGCCAACCGGCCAGCCCCCATCCGGCCAGGCTCGGTCAGGAAAACCCCGCTGCGGCCAGGCGATGACAGCCATCAGCTACCGTCTAGCGTAGATGCTGACCTGTTGCCCGATGCGTCAACCGTGAGCGTTACCCGGTCTTTGTCGTCTGCCAGGCTGCGGTATTTCAAGCTGGTTGTCCCGCCGCCAGACGCCTTGCCGGTCAGCACGGCCAGCCCCAGGCGCAGCACGTTTGCCAGGGTCAACGAGCCTTCAACCACTGCCGCCAGAATGTGCGTCACGATGTGGTTTGCCGCCGTGTCGTCAATCGTCGGCGTGTTGTTGGTCAGGTTGGTGACGGTGGTGATTGTCCCGGCTGTGATGTTGGTAGGCGTCGCCAGGCCGTTTTGGATTTTCGTCACGGCGTCTGCTTTGACTGCCGCCGCATTGACGGCGTCCGCTGCGATGCTGGTTGCCGTGATGCCGTTCGCTGCCACAGACCCAACAGCCCCGGTCACGCTGCCAACCGAGCCCGACAGGTTGCCGGTGATGTTGGCGGTCAGGGCGGTTGTGACGGATGTTGCCGCATTGCTGCCTGCGATGAACACGCCGCCGGCTGCCCCGGCTGTTGCGCTGGGCAGGTAGTCCGTCTTGACTTTGATGGCGTCCACTACGGTGTCAACTGTGGCGATGGGTGCGTTGACGTTATCGCCCATCAACTTGCCTGCGCTGCCCGCCGTGGCGTGCCCACTCGTTACGACCTCATCCCAAACCAGGTCAACTGCCGCGGCGCTCAAGCCGGCCGCCGTCACAGTCGGAATCACGTTGTTTGTCCCGGCGTACCCAGTGCCGTCAAAAAATGACTCTGCGTTATCCGCCGCTGTGGCATCGGCGCTGATTTGCACCACGTTCACACCGAGCTGCGCCGTGGTGGCGCTGACCGCCGCATTGGCGATGTTCTTCAGGTTGACGTCCAGGATGCCCGCCGTGGCCGGGGCGCTCACCGCCGTACCCAGAATTTGCGTCATGCTCACGTCAAACAGGTCGGTGCCGGCAATCATCGAATCGTAGATGTTGGCCGGCAGAATGGTGAACTCATGAAACACCGGGCAGTGGTTTGCAGCGTCCGTAATGGTCAGAAACGCCCGGCCCAGGTAGTTCACGTTGGCCGCTGCCAGCTCAATCTGCATCAGGCCAGCGTCACAGTTGGCGATGTAGTTCAGGTCGTTAGCCGTGCCCGACGTGGCCCCGGTCACGTTGTCCAGAACGAGTGTAGGCGCGCTGCCGTCGTTGGCGTCCACGACGAACGAGATGCGCTCGTTGGTGATGGTCAAGCCGGTTTCCAGGGTTATGCCGTCGGTCTTATCAAGAAACGGCCCGACCGTGGTAATTGTGGCGGTGTTGTTTCTCAAGTAGCGCATCTATGCCCACCTCTGGCGGTATTGGCGCATCATCACCGAGACTGCCGATGCTGCAGGGTCAGGTATTAGCGATGGCACCGCATACAGCGGAGATGCGCCCCACCCCACCGGCGGCCCGTCCTCGTCTACAAGTGTTCCGCCGGCCGTGAGTGTGCGCCCGTAGCCGGAGTAATCAGCCAGGCGCTCGGTCGCTCCCGGCCACATCGGCCAGACTCCGTATAGGTCAGCTGTCCGCTGCGGGCGCAGGGTGCCCATCTCCTGCACGATCTCATCCGCCGATAGAGCGGCGCCCGACCACAGCTTTGCCCCGGCTATCCGGCCGTTGAAATAGGTGTTGACACCGTTGAAACCGAACAGCAGGTATACCGTGCTGAAAGAGATATTGTCGTTACGGGTGATGTCAGCCACGCCGTTAAGATAGCCCACCAACGAACTACCGCTGTGACTGACTGCGACGTGATACCAGGTAGATGCCGACAGGTTAGTGCCGGTAGATGACCCGTTGGTCGACGCCAAGCGCAGCGTAGTGCCGTCTGCGTCCAGGCCCAGCGTGACGTAGCCGCCCGCCGCGTCCGTCAGTAGACAGAGGTCTACCAGCGCATTGGTGTCTACCGATATGTACATCCAGAGCGAGATCGTAAACGTAGATGACGACGGTAGGTCGGCAGTGCGTATCAGGTAATCGCCTACGGCATCAAACCGGGTTGCCATTAGTTGCCGTCCTGCAATTCCACAGCCAACACCAGGGCGTCACCGGTGGCGTTGTCACTTGCATGGTCTGCGTCTCTATTTATGGCAATCCGCACCAGGTCGCCGGCGGCTACGCTGTCAGCGTTAGTGAGTGTAATGCTGATGGCCTGCTCGTAGCCGGCCGTACCCGGCACGTTGCCGTTGCCAGAGTTGGCCGTGTCGAAGCTGGTGCCGGCATCCAGGTCAGTGCTGTCTCCCGGCGTGATGGCCTCTAGTGCTGCCTGGAAATAGACGGCGCCACTGGTGGCAGACGCCATGATGTAATGCACTTTGGCAACCAGCGCGCCGGTCAATCCTTGCGGCGCCACGAACGTCCAGTAAGCCGTCTCATCCGTGGCCGCATCGAAGGCCAGCGCCGGCCGCCGGTTGACCAGCGTCAGGGCCGGGAAGTTGGTGGCCGGGAAGTGCGCTGACTCTGGTGTAAACGTGTAACGAGTGGTAGCTGCCATCTCTCACCAACTCAATGTGTAGGTCATGCTGCTGCGGCTGGGTACGGTTACTGAGAACCCGGTCGGGTTGATCATGCGCGCCGTGGCCGTCTTGCGGATGTTGTCAGTCACAAGCAGCCGCAGGTTGCCGCTCACCGGCAGATGAATCACTGAGAGCGGCAGGGTCATGGCGTCGCCCCTGTTTGTGATCCAGAACACCAGGTAGCGACTGCCCCGCACGGCCAGGCCGTCCATTTGGCCGATGCTGGCGGCGTAAATAAGCTGCTTGCTTGCGACGTTGTTGTAAAAGTTACGGTAGACCCAGTAGACAGGCTTCTGCTTCCAACCCGCCCGCCAGTCCTCAAACAAGCCCATGTCGCTGTAGGTCTCTGGTAGCGGTGCATACTCGCTCACCGGGTACTGCACCGGGGCGATGTTGTTGCGCCACAGCACGCCCAGTAGCCAACTGTGCCACATGGCATTGTCGTAGCTGTCCCCGGCGTAGTCGTAAGTGCCGTACTCATCCAGCAACAGCGGTTTGCCGTAACCCCGCAGCTCGTTCATACGGCCCAGCGGTATGCCAGCGTCGTAGCCGTCCCGGCTGTAGTAGTGGTAGCTCAGAGCGTCCACCAATGCGCCTTCTGGCCGGGTCATCAGCTCCCGCACGTTGCCAGTACCGCAACATTCCGCCAGTCCGACCAGGCGAATACGGGGATCTATGCTCACAATCGCTTCATGCGTCACGCGCACCACGTCGGCGATGTCCTGCGCTCTGTGATCTACCCAGAAGCAGGGCGCATCGGCGTCCTGCCCGCATTGCAGGTCGGGCTCATTGGTGGCTTCCCACATGACCCGGCCGGCCGGAATGCCAATGTCCTTGACCGCCAGGCGCAGAATGGCTGTTACCAGTTCCCGATACTCTGCCAGGTCGGCGGGTGGCATGGGACTGGTGTAGCTGGTGTAATTGGGCGCTCTTGACAACCAGGGCGCTAGGTAGGGCACGTACAGAATGACGGTGGCACCGGAGGCTTTGACGGCTTGCAGTTCTTTGCGTAGCGTCAGGGTGCGACCGTCCAGTGCCGGGTCGGCAATTGGCGTGTCAAACAGAAATCCGGCCGGATTGATGACGGCCGGCTCGTCGTTGTCGTTCACCGGCTCAACAACCACCTGCGGCACAAACACCCGCACGGTGTTGAGTGACAACTCGCTCCACCGGCTTTGCCACAGTGCCGCATCCTGATCCGTCCACCAGAGATTACTACCCCACAGCCCAGGCTTAGGCTGCGCCGGCGCGGCGAAGTCAATCACCGGCGCCTGCGCCAGGGCCACCACGGGCGAAAGCAGTAGACCAATCAGTAGGATAGCCGGCAGTAGGCGCCTCACCCCAGCAATACCCGCTGCCACACGGGCGGGCGCACCCATCCGTAGATGGAGCGTTTCGCTTGCTGTTCGGCCTGGTAGACTTCGACGATCTTAGCGATGGCGCCCAGGGCGATCACGGCGCCGGGTACCCACATCTGCCCGGCAAACCAGTCACCTTGCAGCAGGCCAATGATGGCCGTCACGAGCGCCACCCAGAAGGCGCCGGGTAGTTGGAATTTCGGCTGTTCGTTCATTATCGGCTCCACCACACATCTATGGTTACAGTGCTGTTGGCAGCTTCATCAGCCACCACGCACTTCAGCCTGCCGGCCACAGCCAGCTTTGCGTATACGTTGGCGATAGCCGCCCCGGTGTTACCCATCACGGCCACCTGCAACGGGCCGTCTTTGTCGGTGTTTCCGTTGGTCAGGGTGAGCACGGCGGCGGCGGTTTCGTCATCCGTGATAGTCACGTCGCCGCCGGCGTCGCCGTTGGTGTACTTGACCTTGATGCGCTCGATAAGCCCCGCCAGCGCCTGCGTGGTGTAGACCGTACCGCCGGTGCCGGTTACTGTCAGTTGTTCGTGGTAAATCACTCTGTCACCTCCAACAGCGGGCAGCGGCGTAGTTCCGGCAGGTACGGCGCGTCGGCGCGCACCGCTACCGGCTCCCGCCCCCAGGGCAGACCGGCCGATTGTACATGCGCCAGCGGGTAGCCCGGTCGCACCCGCACGTACACGACTGCCGGCTCAGGCTCTGGGTATATTTCGAGCGCTTCGGGCAAACCTTCCAGCTTTGCTGCTATGTCCGCCTCCGCTGCGTCAATGGTCACCTCTAGCATTTCTTCCCGCGCCTGCGCTTCGCCATCTGTCGCCTCTGGTTTGGTTTTACGTGCCATGTTTGCCTTCCCTCTGCATTCTGGCGGGCCGGATTCCCCACCCGGCGCCCGCTTGGGCCGGGTAGGGCGGCCCAAGCTATCAGCGTACCGCAGGCGCTTGTTTCAGCGCCCCCGCCAGAATCAGACTGTTTTTAGGCCGACTTCAGGTAGGCGCCGACCGTGTTAGGCAACCACTTGCAGACTACCAGCACAGCGCCGGTCGAAGCCGCAGCCGAATGGATGTTGATAGCGGACGTCAGGGCCGCGCCGTAGGCCACAGCCGACTTGACGGCATACGCCTCGCCCTCAGCAGAGGCCACGTCGTCAGCGCCCAGGGCGGCGTCGGAGTAATCCAGGGTAGCCCGCACCACGGAACCCACATCGAAGGCGTTGATGTCCAGCGCAGCGCAGAGATCGGTCGCAGCCGCCTGGGTAGAGGGCGCAACCTGCATCTTGAACGCCGTCGCCTGCCCCTGGATTTCCGTCGTCACGATGGCATACAGTTCCAGGATTTCGATAGCGCCGATGAAGTTGAACGCCGCCGCAGCCGTGTTGTTGGGCAGCGGGCTGGTGGACTGGTAGGTGGTGCAGATCGGGCCGCCCACGTAGCGCAGCGCCCGCACGTCGGAGCCTTCCACGGAGTAGCCGGCTACCATGTCGTAACAGTTGACTGCCCGCCAGGTGCAGGCGGCCACCGATGACACAATGTCCTTACTGACAGCCGTGCCGGTGTTCAGGAAGGTGCAGTTTTCAATCAGCACACCGGTAGAGGCGGTCGTCACGAACTGGATTGCGCCGGTGGAGAACACGCCAATGAATTTGCTGTTTTTGATCGTGCCGGTGTTGACGCCTACCAGCTTCAGGCCGATCGTGCAGGCGTTGCCGCCGGTGTAGCCGTTGTAGAAGAAACCGTCAATGGTCAGCCGATCGGCCGCTGCCGTGGTGATGACGCCGGCCACAAACTCAACGTCGGTGGTGTCACGCATCTCAACGTCTTTCAGCGTCACGTCAGCGGCAGAGATGGTCAGAGGCGCCACGACCGAATCAATGCCGGCCACGAACAGCACGTTTTCCAGGTGTACGCTGGCAGCGGAGATCGTGCAGACGGCAGCGGTATCAGACAGCGTGAAGGTAGGCCGGGCCGCGCCCTTGCCCAGGCCGATGATGGTGATGCCTGCCACGTCAGCCGCAAACAAACTGCCGGCGGCGGCCTTAGTCTCGGCATGGCCGGGGCAGAGGTAGATCACGTCACCGTTACTGGCGGTACATGCGCCGACGGCGTAGTCCAGGGTCAAGAACGGCGCGGCCGGCGTGGTTCCGTAGCCGGCCGAATCCGCCCCACCGGCTGCGCCCGAATCCACGTACCAGGCGTTGCCGGGGAAGTCGTAAGTGATAACGTCCAGGCTATCACTGTGCAGGTCCGAAAAAGTCGTCATGTGTAGCACTCCTATTGCACCCAGGGGCAAGGCAGCGCCCTGCCCCTGTCGTCAGTCACCGGCTCAGGTGTTGCCCATGTGAGCGGGCTGCCAGGCTGAAGGCAAAATGTCGTAGCGGGCGTAGTACTTGAACATGTACCAGCCGCCTTCCGGCTTGTTCGGGTCAAACCAAGCATCCTGCAGGCTGGGATGCTCGCGCATCGCCAGGATGAGCGGCTTGATTTCGAGGCTGGAATCCATCAGCACCCAGGCGGTAGAGTCAAACCACGGTACGACGATGTAGCTCATCTGCCCGGCGTAGGGGTTGGCTTCCCGGTTGCCGGTGTCGTAAGCTTCCTTGTTGTCGCAAATCTGGGCCGCCGTGCGCTTGAGAGCAGGCGGCACGATCAGCAGGTCGGGCACCAGCGCCATGTATTCGCCCTGGTCATCGCGCACCGTCTGCATAGCAGTGTAGGCCGTCTCGAAGTTGTCAATCGAGAGCGCCAGCGCGTTCAGGTTGTCCTGCACGGTCTGGTAGGCGGCGCCGGCGTCCACGTGCGAGTTGTTGAACAGGCTCAGGCCGTCGTAGCAGGTGCCGTAGGTCGTGCCGTCCCCGGCGTTCAAGACGGTGAAAGCCAACTTGTTGAGGTGCTTGTTGAAGTTGGCGCCCGCGCCGCGCACCCGGCGCTCAAGGTCGCCGATGCGGTCGTCGTTCACGGCGTTGTAGGAGATCCAAACGGTGATGTCCCAGTCTTTCGGCTGGAGCACTTTCCGCTTTTCGATGAAGTCCTGCACAGTCATGCCGGTTTTTGATTCAACCGGCATGGGCGCTGCGCCCAGGTCGGCCAGGTCGGTCGTCTTGCCGTCCATGTTGTGGGTCATGGCGACCCGCTGCCAGAGTGGTTGCACTTCGCGCACGGCCTGCAGGAAGCCGGCCCGCGCGGCTGCTACCATGTGTCCAGGTACGTTGCCGGAAATCATGTGTTACCTCCTGCCTTACGGCCAGTCTTGAATCATCGGGTAGCCACCCGGATTGATCATCACGAAGGCGTATCCGTCCTCGCAGTACACCAGCCGGCCGATCTCAAGGTGCGTGGCGTCGCCCTCCGCAGCAGCGATAGTGCCAGAGTCCGCCATGCTGATGACCTTGCCGGCGTCCGCATCGGTCAGCGATGAGTTCTTGAATCCCACCAAGCCGGTCAAGAGAATCTCAATCTCATTGTCGGTTTCCGTGTCCGTGGTCGCAACCGACTTCGGTTCTAGCGCCACACCCAGGAACACGTCCGTGGCGTCTACTAGGGTTACGGAATCCTTGTAGACACGGGCGTAAACCGTATCTTCGGACACGTCGATAATCATCGGCTGGCCCTTATACACGGTCTGCGCGGCGGAGTTGTCCAGAATCCACTTGCGCACGATCACATCGTTCGAGTTGAAGCGCAGAGGTGCGCTCTTGCTCAGGTCTGCCATCTCAGCCTCCCCACTCGCTCAGGTCATAGGCAGTCGGGCTGCCCAGGTCGTTCGCCTCAAAGAAGATGTCTGCCTTGCCGCCCGACTTGATGAAGCGGGCCAGCGCTTTGGCCATCTCCGGGTCTAGCTGCTTCGGCGCGCCGCCGGCTGCCGTGCCGTGTTCGGTGAAGTCCACCGGGCCGGCAGTGTGCAGCGTGCCCAGCACCGCCTGCCAGCGTTCCCGCAGGCCCTTCGGCGTGTCCTTCAACAGCGCCGTCAGGTCGTCCGCCTTCACGGGCAGCGCATGGCGGCCGGTGGCGGTCACGGTCTCAGCGAACTGGGTCAGCTCGCGCTCCGTGCGCACCTGCTCCATCATCTCGGCGAACAACCGGCCGCGCTCTTGCTCCAACCGGCGGTATTCGCCTTCCATCTGCGATTTGAACTCCGCCAGTACCTGCTCGCGCATCTGCGTCAGCACGGCCTCGTTGGCGGTGTTCGG